TGGTGTTGGTCATAGTTATTATGCACAGTCTGGACACACAATTACAACTGCAACTTATAATCAATCAGCTGGTGTGCTTGAGGTTACCGTTCCTAATCATGGTTTCTTGAACGGTGAGTATGTCAAGTTTGATGATGGATCAATTACATTCTCTTGTGATAAGGACAATTATGGTAGTAACCATGCATATCCTAGACCATCGGATCCATATAGAAACAAGTGGTTGCCTGTATATCATGTAGGTGTCAACACATTCTCAGTATTTGTTGGTGTTGGTTCTACAAACAACTATATCTTCCAATCTGCAACTACAAACGGACTTAAGAAAGCTGCATACACTGTTGGTGTAGGAACTGGTTCTTACACGTTTACTTGTGCTAGAGATAATCATGCCACTAAACATGCTTATCCTCGTATGGATGATCCTGCTCATAATGCAGTTTTGGGTATTGGATCTACTGGTGCAAATACCATTACTTTACAAGTTGGTGTAACAACGCAAGTAACTAATGCAATTACAACCGCAACTTATGTTCCATCAACAGGCGATCTGGTAATTACTTCTCCAGATCACGGATATAGTGGTGTTCAAACTTACACGCCAAATCTTGTCACATATAATCCTAGTACTGGAGTACTAAGACTAACCTTAGACAATAACCATGGTTGGCAAGTAGGTGAAAGAGTGAAACTATTAGATGACTCACTTGTATTCAAGTGTGATCTTGATGGAAGAGCTACCGAACACACATATCCTAGAGGAACAGATCCAATTTCTGATAAGTGGGTTGCTATTGTAGGAACAGGAACCAATTTCTTTGATATTAATGTTGGTACAAGTCTGACTACTTTCTATTCCCCAACTTCTGGATCTTTTGATCCTATAACTGGATTAATGACAGTTGGATTTGGAACAGCACACAATCTCAGAAAAGGACAGTCTGTAAGACTTAAGACTAGAGGATTTAAGTTTACTTGTGGCATGGATAATCATGCAACTAATCACTACTATCCTAGAGCTACTGGACTGACTGGACCAGATCCCGCTTACAACACTGCGGTTAAGATTACATCTACTACAGAACAGACCATTACATTAGACGTTGGAACGTCTTCTAACCAATCAGATCATATCTTTGTAGCTGCTGCTACTAGTTCTATTATCGCTGGTGGAGAATACACTCATGTATTTGTGAGAGCTGATCAAGGATGTTTACAAAAATCTGAAAATACCATTGGTATTGCAACTAATGGATTGACTTGGAGATGTGCTCAGGACAATTATGCTACTGACCACACATATCCACGTACAACTGATCCAGTACACGGAGAAGAAATTGGGGTTGTTACCACAACACAAAATACCTTCACTGTAAATGTTGGTGTAACAACGATTCAGAGACTAAATGTTTCTGATGCTACATACGATCCATCAACAGGAGTTGTTGTACTTACAACGGATACTGCTCATGGATTGACAACTGTCCAAGGTGGCGTTGGTATTGCTACAAATTCTCTAATTTACACCTGTACAATGGACCAGAATGCATCTGAGCATTCATATCCACGTACAACTGATCCAGCACACAATGCAAGGTTGGCAATCGCTGCTACAACATCCAATACATTGACAGTTAATGTTGGAACTTCTACCGCAGTTCCATATGATGTAGATGGTGCAGATTACAACTCAGTTGTAGGTATCATGACCCTTGCAATTGGATCCCATAGTCTACTTGCCAATACTAACTTTAAGTTTAGAAATGAAGGGTTAATATTCACCTGCACTAAAGATGGCAATACACAACAACATGGATATCCTAAGGATGGTGATCCATATTTCGGTGGGGTTGAAATTACTAGAGTTATTAACAATACTACTATTGAAACTAACGTTGGAGTAACAACTGTTCCTAGTTACTATGTTGGTGGAGGAACAATTCAGGGTGCTATCATTGCTCCTAGATTTAACAATAATTCTGCAAGTGGTGAAGATTATGCTGCAAGTGGAACTTTTGTAGATAAGGTTATTTCTAACAGAGAATTCGTTGCTAATGTTGGTATTGCAACTTGCCAACACTTCTACAATAGAATTGGTACTGCATTTAAGGGCAAGAGACTCGCTTCTTCTATTGAAGAAGGATATTCTGGATTTGACGTTCTTGAAGCATTTGATGGTGCAAACATTAGAGTTAATGCGGGACTTACAACAGAGAACTTCTATTACACTGGTGGTGGTTCTGTAGGTAAACCAATTTTCCTAGATTTCGTTGAACCAGATCCTTATTATAATCTACCACTAAACTATATTGATGGTACTACTGGAATTGGTACTAATGCTACTGTTGATTTGCGAGTTAATGTTGATGGCGACATTAGAGAGTTTAATCTAACCGAAGAGGGTATTGCATATAAAGTTGTAGACTCTCTAACGGTTTCTGGAATTGTAACAGACCCAAGAGTTGGTATTCTTACTGAATTTAGACTTAATGTTACTGAACTTGATAATGATAAGTTCTCTGGATTCTATCCTGGACAATTCATTCTCTTTGATGATATTTCTAAATTCTTCAATAGCAATAGAAGGAAGTTTACTCTCTCTGTTACTACTGGAGGAACTACCGAGATTCTAAGTCTCAAGACTCTTGCAGGTAGTGACATGGATATTACTAATAATATCTTTATCTACATTAATGATATCCTTCAAACACCAGGTACTTCTTACATTTTCAAAGGTAGTAGAGTTATCTTTAGTGAAGCTCCTAAGAGCAATTCTAAGTGTTCTGTTTTCTACTATAGAGGATCTGCCAGAGACGTAGAGACTATTGAACCTCCACTAACTGTAAAAGCTGGAGATACTGTTCAAATCAAGGAGAATAAAGAAAATATCTTTGACATTGATCAGTTTGAAAGAACTGGAAAACGTATTGTTGCTTCTGATGTTCTAGAAACATTCGCTTACAACAGTATTGGTATTGATACAAATCCAGTTGCAGAGAGACCTCTGATGTGGGAAAAACAGAAGGTAGATAGAGTTCTATCTGGTGTTTTAGTTCCAAAAGCTAGACCAAGTTTGAAGAGTAGAGTAACTCCAGCTACTAGACTTATTCACAAGGTAGATCAACAGGATGGATTCATTAGAGTTCAGAATGCTTTCCCATTATTCTCAGAAATTGACCTTGTAACTCAGGCAGAAAGAAATGCTCAAATTTTTGAGGATGAAGAAATCACTCCTGGTATCGTTACATCTATTGTCTCTACTGCGTCCAGTATCAGTGATATTGTAATCGTTGATGGTGGTAGTGGATATAAGAACATTGTTAACCCTACAGTGAACATCTCTGCCTCTGGCATTACCAGACCAGATCCAATTAAGGATTGGAGATTTGATGGAATTAGTGGTGTAACTAATGTTGTTGATTTTAAAGCACTGACCGATCAAGAACCAATCGTTGCTGTTGGTAGTAGTAGTCAGTATATTAATACTAAGAGTGGAAGTTTCTGGGAAAGAGGAACTATTGGATTTGGTGGAACAGTACAGTTCCATTGTGTAGGTGTTGGACAGTCTTCTGGATATCCAACTAAGTATGTTGTTGCAGGTGGTGAGTATGGTAGTTTGGCTAGAGCTGCTGGTTTTGGTAACAGTTTGACTTCATTCTCTGAAATCGAACTTAGAGAACTGAGACAAATCCCCGCTCTTAACTTGACTGTTGAATATCCAAGTACGTTTGAAGAAACTTTCAATGATGTTATCTATGAACCAGTTGTAGATACTTGGGTTGCAGTTGGTGCTGGTGGATCTGTATTTACTGCGGTTGGTGTTACTAGTGATGTATTCTTCAGTAACTATCCAAACACAGTTCAAGATCTCAACTCTGTAGTCTATGCACAAGGTGAATTTATTGCTGTTGGTAATGGTGGCGAAATTGTAGCTTCCAATGATGGTAAAGTTTGGTCACCAAAAGCAAGTAATACTCCATACAACTTGAGAGATATTATTTACGACGGTAATAGATTTATTACTGTTGGTGATAACGGAACAATCGGTGTTTCCTCTGATAAGAATTATTGGGAACCTTGGAGTACTCAACAGTACAACAACGCTGTTCACCCAGCTACTTTTGACTTCAAAGTTCTTAAATATATTGATAATCTCTATATCGGTATCAGTACTATCGGTGTTCTCTACTATTCCTTTGATCTAATCAATTGGAACCGTAGAGACGTACCTCATACTAATGAGATTAGAGATATTGTTGCCACCAATTTTGGTCCAAGTAGAGGACAAAGAATTATTTCAGTTGGATCTGGAACTACACAGTTCTATGCAGACCCAGTTACTAATAGAGCAACTGCTACTGCATCCGTCACCAATGGAATTGTTACAAGTGTGACTATCACTGATGGTGGATTTGGTTATGAGTATGGTTCTTCTCCATCTGTTATTATTCAATCTGATACTCCTAAGAAGGAAGAGATTCTTTCTTTCAGAACCGAAGGTGATTTTGGTGTAATCGTTGGTGTAAATACTTGGATGCCTGGAATTGGATTCAGTGTTCCACCTAGACTTCAATTTACACTTAAGTCTGAATTTAATGATAATACTAACCTTGGTTATGGATATTCTTCACTTAATACCCTTGGAGTTAACTATTCTGGACTACAAAAAGACGATTATTTCGTTATCTACGATAGTCCACTGGTTGTTGGTCATGCTTTAACTGGAATTACTACCTCTATTGGTGGATATGCAAACTATCCTGCAAATAAAGTTGGTATTATTTCTGCTGGTGAACATCTAGAAGGTGTATTCAGAGTTGAGAGAGTTACTACTGGAGATGCGGTTTCTGGTCTTGTAACTGTCACATGTGCTTTCCAACCAGGTCCAAATAACAACAGTGATATTCAAGTTGGTGTTGGTACAACGGCAACTATTGATACTTACTGGGGTAAATATAGTTGGGGTAAGATCTTCGGATATCAAAATAGAGGAGCAGGTACTCCTCAAGCATTTGATGTCAATGTTGATGCTGGATTGGTTGGTTTATCGACCGCTGCATCAGTCCGAAGAATTCAACCTCTTTCGTAACCACTAAATAAAGAAAAAACTTAGCTAACAATGCCCGCTATAATTTCTGAACAATTTAGGATTCTTAATGCCGAAACTTTTGTAAAGAGTTTAGTCGGTGTTGGTTCTACTGTAAATAAGTATTATGCGTTCTTGGGATTACCCAACTCGACGCAACCAGAAGCTGGTGGTACTACCACATGGGCTACTAATACTCCTGCTCCTTTGGATGGTTTTGAGGAAGAATATTCCATCAAAGAATCCATTATCGCTATGAAAAAAATTACGGATAGAGATGTCCGTAGATTGGTCCGAAAGGTTAAGTGGGTAGCTGGTACTACATATGAGATGTATAGACATGATTACAATATCTACAATCTGACTCCTATTACTAGTCAGGGTAGTTTGTATGACGCTAATTACTACATTGTCAACGAAGACCTTAAAGTTTATATTTGCTTACAAAATGGATCGGATCCCGAGAACCCTAAGGGTCGCCCATCATACGACCAACCCACATTTATTGACCTTGAGGCCAGAGCAGCGGGTACATCTGGCGATGGTTATATTTGGAAATATCTTTACACAATTAAACCTTCCGAAATTGTAAAATTCGATTCTATTGAATATATTCCAGTTCCAGAAAACTGGGGTGATCAAGGTGAAACTATTGCAACGAAGAACAATGCAATCGATGGTAAAATTGAAGTTGTAGTTATTGATGATAGAGGAACAAACTATCAACCGATCTCCACATCGTTTGCTAATGTTCCTATTTTGGGTGATGGAACTGGAGGGAAGGCAACCATCACTGTAGATTCTTTCGGAAAGGTCTCTGAAGTCTTTGTTACTGATGGTGGCGAAGGATATACTCATGGATCTATCCAATTCTTCCCTGGCGCGCCTGGAAGTGAAACTGGTGGTCCTTTGGCCAACCTAACCAATACTGGTATTGGTACAACCTCTATTTCACAGTTTTCAGTAATTCTTCCACCTAAAGGTGGTCATGGTTATGATATCTATCGTGAATTGGGTGCATATAGAGCACTTCTTTATGCAAGATTTGAAACTCTAGAAACAAACCCAGATATTATTGAGGGTAATGACTTTGCGAGAGTGGGTATTATTAAAAACCCAACGGTATTTGGTAGTGATAGAGAACTTCTTGATACCTCTATTGTTAGTGGATTGAAAGCTCTGAAGATGGGTGGATTGACCACCGCGACGACTTATGCAGTTGACTCAACAATCACACAAACAGTTGGTGTTGGATCTACTGCTATTGGATATGTGGCATCTTGGGATAAGATCAGTGGAGTGCTTAAGTACTATCAACCAATGGGTCTTGCTTCTAGTGCTACTGGATATAAAATTATTCCGTTCACATCCAATCCCGATACTGGTTATGGTGTAACAATTAGTGGTTCTTCAGTCCAAGGACCTTTGTTATCAATTAATACAAACTTTGCGGGTGTCAATACCTCAATAAATAACAGAACATACCAACTTGGAATGAACTTTACGGCAGGTATTGCTTCTGCTGAATATAATACCAAGTCAGGTGAGATTATCTACATCGATAACCGAGCGGCTATCCCTAGGTCTTCAAGTCAAAAAGAAGATATCAAGATTGTACTGGAGTTTTAAAGAAAAATGCCACAAAATACTAACTTAAATTCATCTCCGTACTTTGATGATTTTAACGAGGCTAATAACTACCAGAAGGTGTTATTTAAGCCTGGACTACCTATTCAATCTAGAGAATTAACTACCTTACAATCTATTCTTCAGAATCAGGTTGAGAAATTTGGTAAGCACTTTTTTAAAGAAGGATCTGTTGTAATTCCTGGACAAATTGCTTACGATCCTGATTATACTGCTGTTCAAATTGATGATACCCACCTTGGTATTCCAGTTTCTTTATATCTTGAAAGTCTAAAGGGTAAGAAAATTAAAGGCGAGACTAGTGGCGTCGTCGCTAAAGTAGAAAACTATATTGATAATAGATCCTCAGAATTGGGGACATATACCCTTTATATTAAATATCAGAGTTCTAGTGAAACTGATTTCTCTAGACAGACATTTGTAGATGGTGAGAATCTCCTAGTACAAGAAGACGTTACATATTCACTATCAAGCATTAGATCTGGTGCTAGTTTTGCGACTACAATCATATCCAATGCTTGTAAAACTGGTTCTGCTGCAAAAATCTCTGAAGGTGTATACTTCATCAGAGGTTTCTTTGTAACTGTACCTACTTCTACAGTTATTCTAGATCAATATTCAAATTCCCCTTCATATAGAATTGGTTTATTAATCAATGAACAGTTAGTTACTGCATCTGATGTTAATAATGATCTCTACGATAATGCTAGAGGTTTTTCAAACTTTGCAGCACCTGGTGCTGATAGATTAAAGATTTCTACTACACTTATTAAGAAATCTCTCACAGACTTCAATGATGAAAACTTCGTTGAGTTGATGAGAATTGAAAATGGTGAATTATCGAAGTTTGTTAAGAAGACTGATTATAATACTATTCGTGATGAGTTAGCAAGAAGAACTTATGATGAATCTGGTGATTATTACGTAACACCATTCCCAGTTACAGTTAAAGAGTCCCTGAACAATCGAATTGGTAATGATGGAGCATATTACTCCACACAATTCACACAACAGGGAAATAGACCAAGTGATGACATGCTTTGCTTGTCTATTGGTCCTGGTAAGGCATATGTTCGTGGATATGAAGCAGAAACATTAGGTACAACAACAATTGACGTACCTAAACCAAGAGATACTAAAACGATTAAAAATGAATCCCTACCTTTTAGTGTAGGTAAACAACTTGAGTTGAATAATGTGTATGGATCAGTTCCTGTTGGAATTGGAACTAATTCATATGTAAAACTCTATAGTGATAGAACTGCAACTCCTGGAACTGCTAGTGGTATTCAAATTGGTGTTGCAAGAGTATATGATTTAAAACTCAAGAATGCAGAATATCAGAACGCTAAGAGTGTATTTGAATCTTCTTTATATGATATTCAAACATTCACCTATTTGCAACTCAATGCTTCTGTAGATGATCTGAAGACCCCCGCTTTTATTGAGGGACAAAGTAGTAATGCATCTGGATATCTATACCAGTCTGCAGCGAATACTTCTCAGATTATCTTGTATCAATCTGTAGGTACATTCCAAGAGGCCGAAGAATTATACGTTAATGGTTCTCCAATGAGTAGAACTATTACTAAAGTTGATGACTATTCCATTCAGGATATTCATCAATTGGTTGGTGCTGGAGCTACCTTTACTGCTGACCCAATTTTAAGTCTCGGTCAATTACTTACTAATGTAGGTAATCAGTTTACTATTACAGCAGGTAGTGTTGGTATTTCTACAGTAACCTCACCTAATGCTAATTTTGCTCAATCGGGTATTAGAACAGGTGATATCGTAAGTTACAGTGTGAGTGGAAATAATGTTCCATCTTACGCTAGAATTAAAACAATTGATAATACAAACAGTCAGTTAATTATTGAAGCAACAGCTAACGTTGCAGGAGTTAACGTAGGTACTCTACCAACTAGTGATATTACTGCTAATGATTTCTTCAAGGTAACTCCAGAAGTATTGAACAATAGTTCTGCATATCTATATTCTGAAGTAACAAAGACTAATATTGCTAGTGTTGATCTTAATGGATCTGATATTGTCTTTAGAAAGTCTTACAACATTAATGTTGCAAACAATTCTTATAGTGCTACTCTAGAATCGGATGCTGATCTGACACTAGAACCATTTGATGAGGAAGATTACAACCTCACATATAGTACAGGTGCTATTGAGTCTCTAAACAACCAAAAACTGACTGTTAGTGGAAGAACTGTCACTCTCTCTAATCTGAGTGTGGGTTCTGATACTGGAGCAACTCTGACAGTTACTTTGAAGAAAGTAAATGTAAAACCAAAAAATAAGGTTTATAAGAGATGTAGTGTTTATACAGTAACCAACTCATCTAAGACTACATCTGGTATTGGTATGACCACCATTCAAGATGGTCTTACACTATCCAGTCAGTATGGTACTAGGGTACAGGATAAGAGAATCAGTATTGGTGTACCTGATGTATCTTCCGTAGTTGCTGTACTAGAGTCATCTTCTACTTCAGATCCACAATTCCCATCTATTGTTTTAACGGAACTGAACACAAATATTCTAAATTCACTAACTGGTGAGACAATTATTGGTCAAACTAGTGGTGCTGCGGCTGTTCTTGTAGATAATAATGGTTCTAACCAAGTTGACTTTGTATATTTAAATGAGAATACTTTTGAGACTGATGAGAAAGTAATCTTTGAAGAATCTAATGTAACCGCGACAATTTCTTCAGTTGTTCCAGGTGATAAAGATATTGCAGATAACTTTGAATTAGATCCTGGACAAAGATCTGATTATTTGGATTTCTCTGCTATTGTAAGAAAGTCGGGATCAGAATCACCTACAAGAAGACTTAAAATTGTATATAATCATTTTGTTATTGAGGGATCTGACCCTGGCGATTTCGTTACGGTAAACTCTTACGATAGATCTGTATATACATTTGGTATTCCATTTGTAGATGGTCGTCCTGTAACTGATATTATTGATTTAAGACCTAGAGCTACTTCCGTATCATCTGGATATTCTCCATTTGAATTTAATGCAAGAGTCTATGACCCACTTTCATCTTCTTCTTCCCATGTAGTCGCTAAGGACAAGTCAATGAACATGTCCTATGATTTCTATCTTGGTAGAATTGATAGACTTTACTTAAGTAAAGAGGGTGTGTTTACTTTATCGAAGGGTGTTCCAGCAGAAGAACCAATTGTTCCTAACGTATTGGAAAGTTCTCTGGAGATCGCTACAATTGAGATGCCTCCATATGTACATGATACTTCTGAAGTAGAACTATCTCTAGCTACTCATAAGAGATATCGAATGAAAGATATCTCTACTATTGAGAATAGACTGAAGAATATTGAGTATTACACTAGTTTGTCTCTATTAGAATCTGAGACAGCTAATATGACTCTTAGAGATTCTCAGACTAATCTTGATAGATTCAAGTCTGGATTCTTTGTAGATAACTTCAAATCTAGTGGTGGTGGAGATGTAGAGAATACTCAATACAAGGCTAGTATCGACTCTGTTGATGGTAGACTAAGACCACAACACTATACTACATCTATTGATCTCCTTTTAGGTTCTGAGGCTATCGTTGGTGCTGCTACATCTTCTAGTCCTTCTGCTGACTACAGATTTGTAAGTGATCTTGGAGATGCTAACGTCAAAAGAGTTGGTGATGTTGTATGTCTAAACTACGATGATACTGTTTTCCTTGAAAATAAATTTGCAACTAGAATTGAAAATGTAAACCCATTTGCTGTTGTAAACTGGATTGGAAATATTGAACTCAATCCATCTACAGATACTTGGATTGAAACTAGAAGATCTTCTGCAACATACGATATTGAAGGCAACTTCAGTTCGTTCATGCAACAAACTGGTGCTGATAGTAATACTGGATTATCTCCTATTGATTGGGGTTCATGGGAAACTACTTGGACTGGTAGAAGTGTAAGTAATGGACCTAGAGTCTTAAGACAAAGAACTGGAAGTCGTGTTGTTAATAGAAGACGCCGCAGAGGTCGTTTCCAACGTGGTCGTTATTCCTATTACTACAACTACAACTATCAGAGATAGGTTTGTTAATATTAGAGAACAAACAGTAACTACAACAACTAACCAAACTAGACAAGGTATTCAGTTTAGAGTTGGTGAAAGATTTGATACTACAAGTCTTGGCGATAAAGTTGTTTCTACTGAAGTCATCGCTACGATGAGATCTAGAAACATTGAGTTTGTTTGTAGGAGACTTAAACCCAATACAAGACTCTATGCATTCTTTGATAATATCAGTATGGATGCATTCCTAGTACCAAAACTCATCGAAATTGAGATGGTCAGTGGTACTTTTGGTCCTGGTGAGACGGTTGTTGGTGATCTACCCAACTCCACATCAACTGGTATTAGATTGCGTCTTGCTACACAGAACCATAAGTATGGTCCATACAATGCACCTACTCAGGTCTATAAGAGTAATCCATACGCACCTAATTCCACTATCTCATCTTCTTATTCTTCTACAACCACGTTGTTGAACGTTGATACCGCATCTCTTGAACTTCAAGCTGCTTCTGGTTTCTTCGGTAGAATTGGTAAGGGAATGAAGTTGGTTGGTCAATCTAGTGGTGCTATTGCTAGAGTTAAGGATGTTAGACTAATTACGGATAAGGCTGGATCTCTCATTGGATCTCTGTTTATTCCAGATCCAACAGTTCCTTCTGCACCTACATTTAATACTGGTAGTAAGACATTTACTTTGACCAGTAGTGCTGCAAACTCCACAATTTCTGGATTTACTGATAGTTCTGGTGAAGCAACCTTTACTTCACAAGGAACTCTACAGAATGTAGAAGCATCCACTCTCAGAATGAGAAATGCGGATATTGAGAGAATTCCACAGTCTGGTAACAGAACTCTAAGAAATACTGATACCAGATTGGTCGCTAATACTACGTTCAATAGAAGAAGAACTAGACAAACAAGATGGGTTGACCCTCTTGCTCAGTCTTTTGAGGTTCCAGATGAGAATGGTGTATACCTCACTAAGTGTGATGTATACTTTAGATCTAAGGATAATAATGAACTGCCTGTTACTCTACAGGTTAGAACTCTACAAACAGGTCTACCAACTCAAGAAATTCTACCATTTGGTGAGTGTATTCTCTCTCCAGATGAGGTTGTACTATCTGAAGATGGTTCCCAACCAACTACATTTACCTTCCCATCACCTTGTTATCTTGAAGGAGGCGGTGAGTACTGTATCGTCCTCCTTTCCGCTTCTAATGAATATACCGTCTTCATCTCCAGAATGGGAGAGGAAGACATCTCTACGGTCAATAAGGCTGAGTCTGAGAAAATTATTGTTTCTCAACAACCACTTCTAGGATCTTTGTTTAAATCTCAGAATGGTGCTACATGGGATCCAAGTCAGTTGGAAGATCTCAAATTCAATCTTTATAGAGCAGAATTTGCTTCAACTTCTGGACAGGTTAAGTTCTATAACCCAGATCTTAGTATTGGTAACAGACAAATTGCGACTCTGAGAAAAGATCCTTTGGATATGGTATCTAAGAACGTTTTGGTTGGTATTAGTAAGAGTCTTACTACTGCTGAAAAGACAAATCTTACTGAAGGTATTACTATCTACCAAGAAAATAATGCAAACTTCAGAGGCAACTTGAGTAAGGTTCTTGGTGCAATTGGAATTGGTTCTGAACTTGTTCTTACAAGTGTTGGTGCTGGATTTACCAATGCTTCAACTAGTTACAA